CCCAGTAGAGGAAGAGTCAGATGACTCGACCGATGCTCTTGAATATTTCAAGAAGCTCGCTGACGACTAACCCCACCAGAGATAGCATCTCCGGTCCGACAACCCCGAAGGCCTCGGGGTTGTTTCTTTTTACATATGAAATTGTCTATGAACAGGAATAGTATTGATTCCCATCAAAAAGTTTAGAATGCTGGTAGATGATGTCACTTGTTTTTGATCTTTAAAATCATACATGTTGGTTTGTGGTCTACCGACGTTTGGATTCGCACTTCTGTGATTTTTATTTCTTTCTGTATTTTGATTCTTAGGATCTTCGCTTTCGTCGTACATTGTCTGTAATGTAGACGAAGCTGTAGTTTCTTCTTTCATTTTATAATTATTGGAAATAGCATCGGAAACTTTATTTTCGTAATTTGGTTGTATCGAATTTAAAGATGTACCATTGGCAGCCATTTCAGTGTTTATTCTGCCACTTGGAAGATTCCAATATTTTTCTACATTAATTTCAATTGGTGTTATCATTTCTGGTCTATTTTCTCCAACGAGTGCAAAAGTTGGAGAAGATATAATTGCACCTGTAGAGAAAGCAGGTATTATTGTTTTTGTATTATCCTTTTTATCCTTTAATAGTTTTGCTTTTTGTTTACTTATTAATCTATTTTTAAGTGATTTAAAGTTTAATTTTTCTTTCTTTTCTTTATTGAGATCAACTGCAACATAGGTTTCATTTTTGGTAAATTCATATGATTTAGAATCCAATTGCTCATCATTGAAATTTTTAATTTGTTGTAAATTATATGTTGCATTGAATAGTTGTTTGAGAATCATTTTTTCCTTTTCGTCAAAGGAATTAAATTCATCATCTGATATTTTTGGAACTTGATAATCAACCTCTTGTGATTTTTGCACTTGCATTTTTGGCAATTGATAATCAACCTCTTGTGATTTTTGCATTTCCAATTCTTTTAATTTAACTTTTGATGCAGAATTCTGGAAAGATCTTTTATCTTGTTTTTCTTTTATACTTGGTGTCTCAATATAATAATTACCAACATTTGTAGTAAAACTATAGGGTGTTTTGGTAATAAAAGACATTGGAATAGAAATAATAGATGATTTGTTTTTTTCTTCTTTGATTAATTCTGATAACTTAGAAGAAAGTATATTATCAATCACTGTTTCATTTTTTTTTAAATTAACATTAACAGTCTTGTTATTGCTTTTGATGTTTATTGGATTTAATGATATGGGTGTTCTTGAATTTTGATTTATAGTAACATTTAAATTTACAGGATCATTGGGTGCTTGTAGAGGAGATTCAGATTCAATTTTTGGTATTACTGTTGTTGGAAATGATCGAAGTTCAACTTCATCCATTACCAGATCATTGGAGTTCATGTATGGAGAAAAAACACCCATCATTTTTTCTTTTAAACTTTCTAGATCTTTTTCTTTCATCTATTTCTCCTTAATGCGTTACTTGTCATTGTATCATTTTTTGCAGTTTTCAATTTTAAGTTCTCGTCTTCGATGTGTCGCCTCAGCATATCAAGATAAATGTCTCTTTCCCAAGGTATCATTTCTTGCATTTCTGACATGTTCTGTTTTAATATAATTGTTAATTTGAAATTTATATCAAAAACATTGTCTAATGAAATATGACTGAGGCTTATTCGAAAAAATCCTTTATTCCTTTCAGTAAAACCTTTCTAGTAACTCCGTCCGAAGTTTTATATTCTATTTCTTCTTCTATTCTGGGCATAGTTGCAAAGAACTCTATGATTTTATCAAATTGAGGTTTTGTCATTGAATCAACGAATGCTTTGACTTCTTCTTTTGAAAGACTATCGGTTTCTATCTTTTCCTCTTTTGTTTGTACAAACTTTATACAGTTTATTGCCATTTCATAGAAATCCATCAGACTTGCTGAATTTAAATTTTTCTCCAACAGAGTACTCAAGGATGGATATTTCATTCCAATTATTATGTCATTCGATATTTGTAATTCAGTTGTATGAGTTTTATCGGTCTTAACTTTTATGTTGTTTAGATTTATGACTAATTTAACCTTTTCCTTTGTATCTGGACATATTAAAATTGGATTTGCAATTTCCATTACAGATTTCGCTCTTAATTTTAAAAAGAGGTATTCTAAATCAAATAATGGTATTTTTGATGCATCCTTTATATCGGGAAAGCAAGATTCTATTATTTCCTTTATTGCCAATAAGACACTCTCTTCATCCCCGACTTCTTGCGCCATCAATAGTGTTTTTTCTTCTTTTACTAAAAATGGTCTATAGTAAATTTTCTTACCAGTTGACGGAATCGTTTCTGAATATTTTGGTAATGTGGTTTTTAACATATCAACAAGTGGCATTCAATTCTCCTTATTTCATTTCATAATATCTAAAGCTAAAAACAACAACAAATGTTCCATAGGAATTTGCTTCGGCGGCCAAATTTGTGGTTGTTATTGTTGTTGGGTATGCATCATGTAGAGTGAATATTGCATTTGGGCCTTTATTATGTTCTGTATTCAAACATTGAATACCAATAGTTCCTGCAAACTTTTCATAAGGCATTGCTATGTCTGGATATTCTGATTGATTAACGTCGCTTGTTCCTGCTTGAGATGGAAATACGTCAGGAATGATGCCAAAAAGACTTCCAAATGAACTATTTGTAAGGCCGGGAGTTCTACCTCCCCTTCCCTTTACGGTTATTACATTATCCATCCATTTTTCAAAATATCTTCGTTCTTCCCAGTCTTGCATTATAATGAATGACATTGCACATTCACCGTAGTCTCGTTTTGATGGTATTAGGTAGTCTGGACCCCAATAAGAAAATGGAGTAACATTGAATGCTCTAGCCGGAAGAGATATACTTTCTGGATAATATGTTTTAATTTCATCTACACCTCTAAATGAAAAAGAAACTTTATATCTACTTGGTATCTGGGGGCCACCATATTGTGCAATTTTAGCTCTATAGTCGGTTATGCTTTTAGCGGTTCTATCCATTAGAACAAATCCTCCTCAGTTATAATTTTAAACTTTATATTATTTTTTTCACAAAATTTCATAGCCGACTCCCATTTTGCCTTATTGACTTGATAAGTCAACGATTCATTTAATAGTGTTCTTTTATGTTTCTTTCCGATTACAGGTTCTAGTGTTTGTTTTTTTGGTTTGATTTCTACGATTTTAGTTTCAATAGATCCGTCTTTATTTCGTGTTTCTACTATAAAATCTGGTATGTAATTTTTAATTTTATTATCTATAGGAGAAACATATGGTATTTTGATACTTTCGAATGACCACCTTACAACATTCTTATTGGTGTCTAGGTATTTACAAAATTTCCTTTCCCAGAGAGAACGGCAACAAATTAAATTAATATCACCTACATATTTGGTGGGATTAGTTGGGATATATTTCGTCTTATATGCCATATAACTATCTATGAGGAGTTAAAATAAAAATGCCAATACAGGGAGATTATGTATATCCTAAAAATCCAGCATTGCAGAAACAAGTTCCATTGTGGCTGAAGTTCTATGCCCATGAATACACCAATAATTCTCTTCTACGAGCAAATAATTCTCCCCCCGGATCACCTCCGACATTTTCAACTCCCAGATTGGCATCCATATCCGTTCCCGCACCTACTGATCTTTCCACATATTCAAATGTTCACTATGCAACAGACAGAAAAGGAAACGATACACTAGCAGATCCAGTTAAAACTTTTTCAAACTGGGCAGGTACAGGGGCTCTTGTGGCCGCAGCTGCTGGTCAACCCGAAATTGCAGTTGGACTTGCTGCGGGGTGGGCTTTCAACGAACTAGTTCAATTTGCCGTGAGCGAAATGAATGATTTATTTTTGGGAAGTGTCCTACAGGATTTGGATTTATCTGATACAAAATTTATAGGAGTATCCAAGAGAGTCTTTACTTTTAGACTTTTAATGCCTGCTTTGAGTGAGGGTGATTCTGAAGCAGCATCCGATGTATGTGATGCATTTCAGGCATATCAATTACCAACTACACTTATATATCCATATGCATATAAAATGCGTCACCCTCCGCTTTGGAGAATTGGTATTGGGCCTGCAGATAGTTTAAAATATGACACATATTGGAACAATCAACCCCAATTGTGTCTATTATCTGCGGTCACAATAAATAAAACCGCGTTCAAGGGTGCATATGGTGTAGGAAGTCAAGGAAAAGTAAGGCCGCTTGCTCAATCTGTTACGCTGGAATTTGTAGAATTAGAACCAAACATGAGAAAGGCGAAGGCATATTCGAAGGAGATCGAATCACGATCCTCTTCTTTCTATTAAAATTTATAGGAAACAACAATGATATTTAAAAGATATCCTAAAATAAATTACACCTTTCAAAATGATAATACAATAGAGGTCGTTGATATATTCAGAAAGGTTTCATTTTCTCAATCGACACTTAATGAATATCAATTATATGACACATATATCATTTCTGGTGGAGACAAACCAGAGGATGTTTCAAGAAAAATATATGGAGATAGCATGTATTCTCCACTCATATTCATGGCAAATCAAATAATTAATCCCAATAAAGATTGGCCCACAGAATATACTAGTTTCAATACAGAATTGTCAAATATCTATAGTGGAACTGCTCTCTATACTTTCAAAATGCAAAATGCACAAGTAAACGACATAGTGGTCAAGACAGATTCAACTGGTAGAAATTTAGATACTACTGTTTGGGGTAGAGTTGAATCGAATTATGATAAAATTTTAAGAAATACATTAATTTCAGCAGTCAGTGGTTCTTTTTCTGCTAATGATTATTTTATAATTCTTAGACCATCTGAAAATGGATTTTCTTTAGTGAGTGATACACCAGAAGGAAGAATTGTACGAGTAGAGTCTGAATTAATTCTTCCCTATAGATTCTACGATCAAAATAAAAATATAGTAAATCCATACAGAATAATTAATAGATCAACCAATGAATTGACTACTTTAATTGCAGATAGCGACAGTGAGATAATCACAAATCTTCCGTATACGAATACCACAACTTTATATAATACTGTTTTATTTTTATACATAACTTCCTCTGCAATTTTAAGAAACGCTGGAATTACAGTAGAGACTAATCGAGATTTTGAAAACAAAAGAAACGATAAACTTTCTACAATAAAAATACCCAAAACACAGTTTATAAATACAATATACAGATTATACGATGAAGCAATTACCCTCGATAGGGTAGACAGAAGTGTGTTCATTGATGTGAGAGTTTAAAATATGCCGCAAATAACAGACAACCCAAATCAGTTCATATCCGCTCTTAGTTCTATCGCAATAGAAAAAGATGAAGAAATTTTTCACATAGTTTCAGCAGAAACAAGTGGTTCTGGGGAAAGTATGTTAAAGGTTTTGAGTTTTGAAGAAAATCTCTCTACTGGTTATATGACTGGTTATATTGAAGTCGTGGATAGAAATGACTGGGTAGGTCAAATGAATATCGTTGGTGGTGAGAAGATAATAATAAAGTTTGGTTATATCGATCTTCCAGTAAACCAAAGTCCAGTTGAATTGAAGTTCACAATTGTTTCCTCTAAAATTATAAATGACTTTGCAAATGTAAATGAATTAAGATATGGGGTTGCAGATAAGCATATTGTTTATAGAATGGAATTCATGTCTTCTGAATTTTTTGATAAAATATTCAGTACTTCATTTTTAAATCTAGATAAAGACTTTATTGGATATATTTCAATTGGTTCGGATGAGGAAGAACAATCTGGTTCAAATCAAAATAAAATACCAGGTCTTATAAATGAACTTTCCTTAAAATTAGGATTAAGTCCGGTAGAAATAGAAGGAACAAAAAATGGTATTTGGTTAAAGCATAAAGATATTAGCTATCCAACCGGAGTCAATCAGGGACAGATCGATATAATGTCTTTGATAAAGTTTGTGACAAACTATTCTGTTTCTAAAATAAACACAAATGCTGTTAATTTTTGTTTCTGGCAAGATAGAGACGGATGGCACTTTAAATCTATAGAAAAAATTCTACAGGAACAATCTGAAAATGAAAGTCCACCAACCTTCGATCTTAATACTGACGATCTCCAGGGTTCAGAACAAAAATTAAGCAGAGTAATTTCGGTATCCATCACAAATCAAAATGATTTACTTTCTCTAACAAATAGCAGAGCATTTTACTCTCACTACATCTCACAAAAACCAAATTATAATGATCCTTACTTTGATTTTATGAGTTCGATTGAAGGGTTTACCTATTCAATAGTAGATTACGATTATCATAGAGATTTTGCCAAAGTAAATCACGTTGAACAATATAAATTAATACCAGAAGATGTTGATACTGGATCAATTTTAAACAAAAAAAAGAAAATAACAAAACCCTCACGATTAGCAACGGATTCGGTTTGGGGATTTTACGAATTAAATACTTTAAATAATCCATTTGAAAGCGGAATACATTATTCTGCAGACAGAGGGTTTGGAGCAAAACCTGATAATCCAAAAATAGTTTGGTGGGATTATGTTGATAGAAAAGAAGATTCCAGATGGTCAAATATCGCATGGCAACCCCAATTTGATATCACCGAACTAGAAATTAAAAAACTTCATCTAATTCAAACTAAAATTAGAGAACCATTGGAAGATAAGAGAAAAGAATTTGTAAAAATGAAAAATCTAAAACGACGGTGGGAAGTATACCGTTGTGTGGTTTGCTGCTTCAATGGTTTTGATTATGGAATAAAGGATAAACAACAATTAGAGTCCTTGCAATCGATTGGATCTGCTTGTGGATTTACCGGAAATCTTGGTTGTATAAATCCAGCACAATTAGGAATTAGTGGTGATGTTTATAATTTTCTTTTTGGTGAGAATGGAATCTATAAAGGAAACGAAGAATATAGAGTTGTCGCAGCCGGTTCGTTTACTGATTTACTAGATTACGATAAAGAAAATGAGTGTATTCAACACGGATTAACTCTTTCTGTAAATTTAGATGATCCAAAATTAAAAATCCCAACAGGTGTTAGTCTATATGATTATGATCCAAATACATGGTTAAAAAGCACTATAGGTGAATTTTATAATTTAAAGAACAATATACCAGAATATTTAAAATATGTAATAGATAGAGGATTGGCACAATATGATACCGAAATAAATAATCTTCAACAAAAGAAACAAATTGCTCAAGATTTTTACAATAAAGCCGACTTTTATATTATACAGGCAGATGCATGGATAGAATCAAGACTACTACCTTGCTGCGAACCATATCCTAAAAATTCAACAACACCAACAAATTCACAAAAAATTCTAGAATCTTCATCGTTTGGTAGCAATATTAGTTTTTCATCTTCGTTCTTGTTGGGCGAGGGTTGCGAGCCCGGGCAGGATCCCGGCGACCCTGGCGGCCCTGAACCCACCAAAGGCGGCGGCTTTGGATGTGATGATGGTTATAATGGACCAGGAAGATGCGATTTTAAGGTAGAAGGTTGTGCGGGATGTGGATTTTACACAAATGTACCAGCTTCAACACAACTAAATGATCCGCAGGCCAAAGGGTGTCATAGATGTTGGGAAACTATAATAACGCAAACACCACAAGGATATACCTTTGAGGAACTTACAGGAAGGTCACACTGGTGTTGTGCATCTCAATTTGATGTATGTTGCCCAAGACAAACAATTGAAGCTTCGCGTGAAAGAGCGAATATTAACTGTAAAGCCTTGCTCATGCGCGACGACGCTGGTGGGTGGTATAACCAAACTCCTGGTGGGCCGGTTGGACCATTTGGTAGATGCTATTCTAATACTCTTGGTGAAGCTTATTGTGAATCATTTGCCTTTGACGCCTATCAGTCGGCGTGTCTTTATGGGGCAGCCGGTGGAAACACAGATGAAGATGGCGATGGTATAAACGATAGATGTGAAGATCGGCCGATCTACTGGCCCTGGTATCCACAAGCACAAGACTTAATTGATATTTACACATGCCACGGATGGTATGCTGGATATTGGGTTCCTTACTGCTCTGTCGGGGGTGTTTCTTTTAGTGGTAATTATGATTTATGCGAAGAGGGCACGGAGGCTTGCTTACGACAAGGATGCACCGATCCATTAACAGGAAGTGTATTTAGTAGAGAACCTTCCGCATGTGTAGGATTCAATTATATTGATGGTCTTGGAGAAGTTCCACTTCTGGTACTACCAAAAGATGAAAATGGTAGACAGATGTGCATGAAATGTAATAATTTTTTACAAAATGATGTAGATATTGAATTTGATCAGTTAAATTGCTGTAATTGCACTTCAGATCAGTCAAAAACATATGTAGATTTCAACACCGACCCTGCTTTGGGTTGGTGTAGAGAATGTTCTAAAAACAAATTCATGAAAACACTAGCACAGTACATAGGTACTGAAGAAAATTGGTATTTTAGTTATCAATTTACACCAGGCGGCGGATCTGCATTTGCTGATATCGATGATTATATTGGACCGAATGGAAATGTTGCGGTATCAAGAGAGTGTTTACAAAATGGAGATTGCTACAATAAATTGTGTTTCAATCCGCTTTACCTTGAAGTAGAAAAAAGAAGAGCAGAGCAAGAAATTAAAATAATAGACGCAGAAATAAAATTATTACAATATGCAAAAAATATATTTGCAACAGGTCTTGCACAGAGTTTTCAACAACAATATTCCACTTGGTATAATAGAAAAGCATTTTTCTATTCAAAACTTCCGGGCAAAAACGTATTTACTGATCTTTCTACCGGTCTTCCCGGAAGCATCAACAACGGTAGACCAAATCCGATAAAAACACCAAAATCTCTATTTAATATAAAATCAATAAAAAGAAAATCAATAAGGGGTAGTAGATATGAATTGCTTTCTAGAAATAAAGGAATAACGGGAGCACAAATAGGACCTTGGTTATATAACATACCCCTCAACGGCAGCAGTAACCCATATTATTCACAAAAATATAACACAAATTTTTCACCAAATTCATTTAGAACAACTAGAAATCTTTTTTCAAATTATAAGGTAGTAAATTCAAATAAATTAAATGATTTTCCATTTTCTAGTAGATATGCACCAATATGTACTGGAATTGGAATAGTTACAGAAAAAACATTTATCAGTGCCCCAATAAATTCGCAGGTTGGATCCTCGGTTGTTTCAGCAGTTACTTCTATAGATAATATTTCTATATTATCTCAGGCCGATTTAGATGTCCTCGGTGGGGCACAACCGACCGGTTATCAACAAACTTTTAATTTATATAATATTTCTGCAAATTCTATTCCACCAAATTTAAAAATTGAACAATTATCATCATATGTTAGAGTGGAATTTGAAACCCCAATTGGGTTGGAGTCTATACAAGATTTTCCTGATGGTTTTATCCGAGATGCAGGAACTGAATATTTCTTACCATATCTTGTCTCGATTTCTGCAGGACCAACGGGAAGACAAACAATAAGAAATAATGTGGTTGTAATAGGACAAGATCCTTATGGCTTCGATGTTGCTATTAAAAAATCAAATGTTTATGATGAGGAAACGGCAAAGAGTCATGATTGGTGGAACGAATATAACAAAAATTTGAATGATACTTCACTATCCAGTAATGGGATGGAATTGTGGCCAGAAGTTGGGTTTGAGACTGTGTTCCCATATTATGTTTCAGAACCAAAGGGTTGGTGGTGGAACAGTAAATGGCACCATGGCGAGAACCGTGTAGATATACAAAAGGAAGATGTAAATAGTTACGATTGGTACAATGGTCGTTCTGCAGATGTTGATCCAGAATACAAAGAGAGTGCTCATGGTAGTGGGTATCTTCAGTATTCTCATAGAAAAATAAAACCACATAGATCATGGTGGTCATTCCATATACCGAAAAATATTTTCATTCCCCAAGAACTATTCCATGTGCTTTCTAAAAATTTAGGAGATATAGATGGAGACTCTTCCGGAATACTTGGAGATATTTTAGCGTATAAGTATAAAAAATATTATTGGTGGTATCCTGATGAAATGGATCGATGGTTGCAATTAACACCTGAAGGAAAAAATGCAATTGCATCTGGTGGATTGAATGTGCTCAATTCTGTTGATGCAAATACTTCCTTGATAAATGTCCATAGTCCAGCAATTCAGGGATGGTTCACGAGCACAACAATGAATTGGGCCCAAGGAACAAATATATTATATAGACCAACACTGATAACAGAAGATGTATGGAAATATGATTTAAGTGGAGAGAGCGATTATGGTATGGTTTCGCCCCCAACCATGAAACCAAATTATGATCTTTTTGATAATAATTTCTCATCTCAGTTTTTAGTCTTTACTAGAAAATCTAAGATTTGTGAAGGATTTGTATGTGCAAATCCAGAGGCACCAATAGGATATAGTGGATGCCCACAAAATGATCCTTATTGCAATTGTCCGTGTAAAGACAAAAAACCCAAAGAACCAGAACCAAGTTACATAGATCTTTTCTGCAAATGGCAAGAACTAAAGGAATGTGAATTAATCAAGACAGTTCTTGGGGAAGAGTATCTTGGATGTGTATGGAGTGATCCAGATGCTCCCTGCAGTTGTATTTGTCCGTGTCAGAATAGCAAGTTCAAAGAATATCTTGAATATAATAGAACATATTCAAATTTCTGGGATACACCATTGGCAACACCACTCAATAGAGTTGCACAAATGACACAAATGAGCGCACAACAAATGTCAATCATGGTTCCCTATACTTCTATACCAAAGGTTGGTATGTTGATTAAAACTAATCATTACGGTGCAATTAGTCCAAGTTTACCAAAACAAGAAAAAAATACACACGGAAAATGGTTAATTACCGCAATCAAACATCTATTCCACAAGGATAACAGTGCGTCGATGGTTTTAGTCCTGAACAGAGATACCGCAGAAAGACCACCCGAGTATATAACTCCTGGTTTGGAAGCGTTGTATAAAGAAATGGTTGAATATGGTTAAATCTGATCAAAAATACTATAAATAATTTCAACTATGCAATTAATAGGCAAAAATCTTCATTCAGATCTTCCATTCTTTCTTAGCAGGAATTTATTCACTGAGGATATAAATTTAAAGAAAGATGGAAGTGCTTTACAGCAATCAATAATCAATATCACTTTAACTAATCTTGGTGAGAGGCCATTCTTACCAGATTTTGGTGGATCGATTTATGATATGCTATTTGAAAATTTTGATCCTGTTAATCCAAACGATGATATTAATCTGTTAGGATATAAGTATAGAATTAAAAATTCTTTAGACATGTATGAACCTAGAATTTTTTGCGAAGATATTGTTTTTAGCACAGAACCAACCGAACTAAGAACAGTATTAATTGATGTAATTTATAGAGAATCAAATAGTCCAGCATCAAAAACATTAAGAATATCATTAGAAAGGACCAGATAATTGGCAAAAGTAAAACCACCAGTTTTAGGTAGTTTGGACTATGAAGAAATAAAAACTAGTCTTATAAATTACTTAAAATCGCAAAATATAATCAAAGATTACAACTATGAGGGATCTGCAATAAGAACCCTAATAGATTTATTATCATATAATACATTTTACTATGCTTATTATATGAATATGGTTGCAAGTGAAATGTTTCTTGATTCTGCACAAAGAATAGAGTCCCTTATTTCTCTAACTAAACCCCTTGGTTATACTGTTTCTGGAAGAAGATCAGCAAGGGCAAAAATTTTAGTAACGGGTATAGATATTGGAGCAGCAGAATCTGCAACATTTCCCGAACACGAAACATTTTATGGAATAAATGAAGACGGATTACAATATACCTTTGTTAATTTAGAAACTAGTGTTATTCAGGATAGCGATACCCTATTGGAAGTAATTGAAGGAGAATTGGTTGTGGATTCATCTGCAATAAATTCCTTTGATTTCGATAAACAAAAATATTACATCAACAATGAAGATGTAGATATATCTTCAATAAGAGCTAGAGTAAAACTAAGCAATCAAGAAGACTATACTACATGGAGATTAGTTGGAAATATAGGTTCAAATTTTCAGACAGAAGATAATATCTATTTCATAGAAAGACTTTCCTCTGGGGGATATGCAGTTCAGTTTGGATTCACTAATAGTTTGGGTAAATCGCTCGAAGAAGGCGATTTGTTAGAAATACGATATGTAATTTCATCTGGCTCTGCTGCAAATGGAATATATGCATTTACGGCAGGAGAACCAGTAGGATATACGCCAGGTAATTTAGATGTTGGAACATCTTGTGATGAATGTGATCCATCTAATGGCGGTCTAGATCAACCCGATATAGATCTAATTAAATTTGTTGCGCCAAAATGGTTCTCCTCACAGGGGAGAGCGGTCACCAAGAGAGACTATCAAGCATTAGTTTTAAATTCTAACCTTGTAAATGGAGAAGATGACTTTGTTATTTTTGGAGGAGAAGAAATATATCCACCAAGATACGGAAGAGTTTTCATATCATTAACAGGGTTGGAAGAAGCAAATATTTCAAAACTTTTAACTATTCTTAAAGAAAACTCAGTAATAACCATATTACCAGAGTATGTTCAACCAAAAACAGTAGATTATCGAGTAGAGATTGCCTTCAAACTTAAAAATCAATTTCTAACACCAAGTCAAAAACAAGACATCGAAAACGATATTAAGGATTATATACAAAGAAACTTTATAGAATATAACAAGTTCAATTTAGAATTATATGCGGATGAAGTATCTCAAAGTGTAAATTCCGCATATTCTGCTGATGCTATAATGTCATCTGAAGATTTTTCAATAAGCATGAGGGTGGTTGGAGAACCAAATCAGGAATTGATCATAAATTCATTTAATGAATTTGATATAGGTTTAAGTGAAAATATAAAAATAACATCAGATATTACAGACAGCATTGGCAGAAATTTTGCGTTATACTTAGTCACAACATATCAGACAGATTTGACTAAAATGATTAATTTAAAAGCATATTATACTCAAGGGGATTTGAATGGTATAGAAATACAAGGATCATTCGGTGAAATTGATATAAAACGAGGAATTTTAAGAATTGCTCCGGTGGCCACAAATACCTATACTGTAATTTTACCTCTTGCTAAAAAATACATTAATGCGGGAATAAATGTAAATAACATCTATCTAACAAAGGTTATGTCTAAGGCATGATTTCCCTAATACAAGCATCTCAAGATTTTCAATCACAAATTGACAATTTTTTTGATTTAGTCAATAGTGAAATTGATATAAACACTGATACTTGTAATACCGTATTTGATATATCAAAATATGTTCCATTGTGGGTAGTTTTTGAAAAGCAAAAAATGGAATCTGAGGGTCAAAATCCCGTTACTATATTTGATTTTTTGCAAAAATATTATGATTGGTTATATTGCGATGAGTCCGATGGTGCTCGTTATACTTTATCTCAAAACTTATTAGATTTAATAGACATAGAAAAAACTAAAGAAGTTTATTATAAATCCTTCATTTCAATATACTTGGATGGGTTTGATTCTAATTTACTAAAGATAAACGGTGGTCAAATAGAAACGGAATCATTCATTCAATTTGTTAAAGATGTAAGAAAAAATCTATATCAGAAGAAAACCACACTAGAATCGGTGAAATATTTTTTCAATAAACTATTTTCCATAAGTCCAGATGATATACAAATTTATTACCCAAAACAATTAGTTTTGCGTTTGAATGGTGGTAGATTCTATAATGATTCATTCAAATTTAAAGGTGGAACTGGATCATATGAATCAAGGAATGATCTAGCAGGATCATATTTAAATGGATCCAGAATGCAAGATTCGGATTGGATTCAGGATTTTTCATACTTAATGAAAGTCGGATTGACTGCGGACATATATCGTGACACATATCTGAACATGATGCACCCAGCAGGATTAAAAGTTGTTTTTGAAAAAACAATAACCGATTATCAAGGTCCTGGTGATGGAGATATAGTATTTACAGTATGCGAGTCACCCCTAATTGGAAATTATTTTCCATATGGTTTAACTACATCTTATACAACACAAATAGGAACTGGGCCCGATGGTGTCACTCCTTTATATGGTTTAACTGCTTGTGTCGGTTGCGCTGATCCGTATGATAAAGAGTTTGAAATGCCAACACATGTGTATCCTAATTGGACAGGCGAAATAACAGCAAGTAGATTTTTTGATATAAATATCACGGACATGTTCCAGTTATGCTATGTGCAGGGGTTCACCAGTCCAAATTACGGTTTAACATGCGGCGGATGCCCATAATAGGAGTTTAAATGTCAGATGCTAAAAACTATGTAAAATCATATGGTAAAGATAATATCCAATATCTTTTACTTGGTACAACCGATTCTACATTAAATTCCAATTCACCGAAACTTTTTCAAAGTGCATGGAAAGATGCTCATCTCTCCGTTAAAGTAACAAAAAATGATGTAATTGGTGTTGTTCCAAATATATCTTGGAATAGAAGTTCGTATTATTCATACTGGAGAACAAATTTAGATACAAGCACCAATTATTATGTTTATGTTCCTCAAACTAGATTAATATATCTTTGCATATCCAATAATCCAAATAATAGAATAGATGAAGATGGAGATTATGTTTCAACTATAACTCCAACTCATAGTTACGGTAAGAGAACATATGAAGATGGATATACTTGGTTGCCAGTATTCAGAGTTAATAGTGATATTTTTAAATATTTAAGTAATGATTGGATTCCAATCGTCAGTTTTGATTTTCTGGATATCGAAGGAAATCAAGTAAATCAATATAGAAGAGCATTTAATTTCTGTTCTGATTATGGCACTGGTGTTTCTGGTAATTGTGGTATTTATTTTAATGAAGATACACAGTTAGCCATTTCCGACAATTCTTATGTAGAGTATTCCAAAGGAGATTTGTTTACAACAATACCCGGCATCTCTTGTTCGAATTGTTTTCATTTGTTTGATGGAAAAAACGACAAATACACATCCGTATTTTTTGGTTCAGATTCTGCAGATCTATCGATTTCAATTAAAACAAAATTGGAAGAGGTAGAAGATTTAATACAAACTAGTCAATTATCACCAAACTCGTCGTTTTACAGTTTATATGATCTATATGAAAATAATCAAATATTAGATGGTGCTATAATATCTGCATTCATAGATCTTGAAGGGTTATCTGAATCTGATTTAATTAGCACTGTAGAAAATCCATCTTTGATTGTTAATTCAGTAACAGGTGAAGACGCATCTATAAGACTCAAAACATACATAAATCTTTCTGGAAATTATGAAATAAATGGAATTGAAGTTTTAGATGGTGGTAGTGGATATAAAGATGTATTGATGGATATTAACCAATCTTATTTAAGTGGAATATCATCAAGTACACTTATGTCTAGAATAATAGTCAATACTGATCTAAATGATTATATCGGATTTGATCCATACACAACTTTAAATTGTTCAAATATTCTAACAAACGTAACAGTATATACTAGAGAGTTGGCGGATGAAGGAGTATTCATTCCTAATGAAATAAATTTCTATTCATTAATAGAAAATCCAATTCAAATTACTGGATCTTATGAATTTAAAGCATCAAAATCAACTTCTACTCCCTATACAAAAGAAATTAAGCCAATGTATACTGAATTTGCAGCATCTACTACTATTTCTGGCGGAGATAGAACTAATTTAGAAGATAAAACGAAGTGGTCAAATTATGGAACATATGCAACAGATAGTGGTGGCAAGAAACAAGATGTAAAGATAATTCAAGTTAGAGATCAATCCTCTAAAACCAGAATTAAAGTTGTAGGAGATTTTAAAGATGATGCATCTTCTATCAATATGCTAACGGTGAATGGTATCAATTATGTAATTGATTCCGTTATCACAAAACCAACACATATACAGCAGTTTTCA